AATTCATAGACAACTTAAAGATAACCCAATTCTAGCTAAAGCTACTGAATTTCGTGAATATATAAAAGGAAATATCAGTGTTGAACCTACGTTGGAAAGCTTAGTTAATAATAATGGAAATGGCATTCATGTATTACCACATACAGAGTTTGTATCAAAATTTGTTAGTAAATATATGAACTACACCGTAGGAACTTATGTAGATGTGCCTTTATGCACATACACTAACGAATCCGCAATTAATTATAATGCTATGATTCGTAAAGCTACGTATTTTTTAGAAGATGTAGTGCAACCTTTTTATCCGGGAGAAATACTAATTGCTAATAGTGTAGTTATGGAATCTGAAAAAGTAATCTTAACCAATAATGAAACAATTCGCGTTATAGGATACGAAAATGCAGAATATATGGATATTCCTGGTTATCTAGTAACAATACGGGGAGACTTTTGTGAATATCTTAAAACCGATGTTAAAAAAGTATTCTCACCTATTACTCCTACAGCTGCTAACAGAGTTTTAAACGAATACAAGAAACAAGCTATCAAGGAAAAAGATAAATCACATTGGGTTCACTATTACGGTATTAAGAATGCTTTAGCAGATCTACGTCCACCTTTTGCAGGTACAACTCACAAAGCTCAAGGAGGAACATTCCCAGCTATATTTATTGATAAAACAAATATAAATAAATGTAGAGATAAAATCACTAGAGCACGGCTATTCTATGTTGCTTTAACTAGAGCTAGTGAGAATGTGTATATAAACTCATGAAAAAATATTTATGTATTGGTAACAAATATATAAAATCTCAATGGTTACCTAGATGGTATGAAGTACCTTATAATGAATGTTTATTTGATTCACAAAACTATAATTATAGTGATATTCAATTAATTGAATTAACTGTTAGACCTGATAACGATTACGAAGAACACCTTAATATACTTAAAACTGAAAGATTATTATATGGCGAATAAATATACTCATAAATATACATGTATTGGTGGATTTGTTCCGCGTCACATTAAACCTAATAAAAGACCTTCAGAGAAATTTATAAAAGCTAGAGATCTTCCAAAATTATATAAAATAATTCATTGGGAGTGTACATTTAATGATGACAAAATCACTAATGATTTAATAAAATTAACACCTCGTCCTAATGGGGATTATAAACAACATCTTAATATACTTAAAACAGAGAGGTTATTATATGGCATTTGAATATACAAATCATAATAATGTATCACTACCATTAGCAGTATTTCTAATGTATGACGATTATAATTATGATGAACGTAGTAATGTAGTTAGTGCTACTGGACTTATAAAGCCTCTGCGGCAATTAATACTAACTCACCAGAATCCTACCGAAGCAAAAACTGTTGAAATTTCAGAATTGGTAGCTTCTCGTATGGGTAATGCTATACATAAAGGATGTGAACTAGCATGGACAGATCTACCAACTGTAAAGAAAGCATTAAAAGCATTAGGTGCTAATGATGATGCTGCAGATAGTATTAGGATTAACCCACCATATTTAAAAGAAGGCGAAACTGCAGTATATGTAGAACAACGAGTAGAAAAAACAATTGGTGATTTTATTATCTCAGGGCAATATGATTTAGTTTTAGATGGCGTACTTAACGATTTTAAATCTACAAGCGTTTGGACTTATATTTTTGATAGTAGTGCTGATAGTTATATTAAACAAGGTAGTATTTATAAATGGCTAAGCCCAGATAAAATTACTAGCGACTACATAAATATTAATTATATTTTTACAGACTGGTCAGCTGCTAAAGCTAGAGAGAAAAAAGATTATCCTCAATTTAAAGCATTAACTAAAAAATACTACCTGTGGAGCTCTGAAGAAACAGAAAATTGGATACGTAATAGGCTGGAAACATATAAATTACATTTAAATACTCCGCAAGAAGGGTTACCAGAATGTACTGATGCAGAGCTTTGGGCTACAGAAGCAAAATATAAACATTATAAAGATTCTAGCAGCACTAGAGCTTCTAATGGAGGTACCTTTACTTCAATGGATGATGCATTAAAATTTCAAGCGCAAAAAGGAGGCGGAATAATTAAAACTATTCCAGGAACGGTGAGACATTGTCCTTACTGTCCAGTTTTAGATATTTGTACTCAAGCAAAAGCTATGCAAGTAAGTGGTAGATTAATTTTATAACTAGTTCTAATACACTTTGTAACTAATTTCAATATGTATTGTAACTAATTAAATTCTGGAGAAGACATGACTAAAGATAAAAGAGTAGACGATAGAAGAAAACTAGACAAGGCTTCTGCAAAAGATAGAAGAGCTCAGGATAGAAGAGAAGCTGAGTGTCCTGAGAAATTAGAACCACATCATGAAGGGTATATATCAAAAGAAGGTCTTAAAAAAATAAAGAAAACACAAGGGACATGATTAAATTTATGTCCAAACATAAGAATAATCTAATTGAGGAATTAACTAAGCTCCTAAAAAAACAAGACCCGAAGGACTTGGGTGAGATTTTCGATCTAGTAGCAGAAATGATAAAAGAATATAAGCACTTTCAGTCTAAAAAGGAGAAATTATGATCCATGATATTAGAGTATTTAATTCAAAAGGCGAATTGACTAATGTCATTAATGGACAGAAGGAAATGGATGCTAAATATGAACAAATAGTTTCAAGTGTTTCAAAAACAGCCTGGGGGAAATCAGCTAAAAAACCGAAAGTACGTATTAAATGCACAGTATGTAAAAAAGAAGTACTAGTTGGAAGAAAGCAAGCTACTTGCGGATCTAATAAATGTATAAGTACACGTAGACAACTTAGAGAAAGCCCAGAATCTTTTCGTACATTCAATTGTATAGAATGCAACATAGAAGTAACAACCTATCATCATAATAAAAAAACATGTGGGGCAGATAAATGTTTTAAATTAAATAGAGCTAGAGGAGAAAAATTACGAATACAAAAACTTAAGGAGAAAAGACATGGATTCAAAGAAACTACTGAATGAAGTAAAAAAAATTACACCTAAATTTATATACCGTTCAAAATACCAAATGTCCTTAAGTGGTCTAATAAAAGCGTTACAGAGAGAACGAAGTGGGCTACCAGTTATATTATCTTCTGTACACCCGGAGTACACAATAAAATATCCAGGTATGCCACATAGCTATTACGGCTACCATACTGATCTAGCATTTAAGCCAACTGAAGACCCAATTACTGTTGCTGAATTTCTTAAAATATGTGAAGACTCTATAGGAAAATCATTTATAATTGCAGACCATTTCGATGAATTTTATAAAGATTATGTTATACAAATTAACGCTCCATTATGGATCTCTCCTTTAGGTCAAGCTAGTCAAAAAGCTATTGTAGACCTTGTACCTACTGATGGTTACATCGAATTAGTTACTAAAACTATTGAAAAAGTAGAGGCGATAGAAGATGGCTCTGAATAAACATAAAAAGATAGAGTACATACGTCATGTATTAGAGCAAGTAGTAAATGATTCTATAGATAGTAAAGACGACTTAATTTTAATTGAAGTAGCTTTAGATTTTATTGAAGATATAAAAGAGGAGCCTTCTGGTGGAAATAATTAAAGACGATAAATTAACTATTATACTACGCATAAAACAAGGACCTCATGAAACTACATACTATGTCGCTAACATCCCAGACTGGGATTGGTACTCAATGTTTGGAGTATTCACACTTTATTGTATTACTGCTATGTCCATATTTTATGCTGGTCTATGGATTGCAAGCAGATACAAGAGCTCCTAGGGAGATAATATGAAAGATAACGAAATGACAGATGAAGAAATCATAAAAGATAGAGCTAATAAATATGGTCCTGCTAAGCGTTGTTTTGAAACGTGGGCAACTATGTGTGAAACACTTAATAAATATGCTAAAGAATCAGGCAATATAAATCCTGCACATTTGTATGCTCTAAAGATGAATTTATTAAAAGTTGTAAGATCTGTATGGAATCCAAGAATTGAAGACAATTATAAAGATGGAAGAAATTATCTCACAATTGCACATCAGTGTATTAAAGAAAAGAAAGGTAATAATATATGAAAAAATACCATCCATTTTCAGAAAGAATAGTCGATATTTTAACTAAGAAAGTTAACAGCGATAACCGACACTTCTTTCGAATTTTAACCTGTTATTATTTATCTAAAATTGCTTCAATGATGCGATGCAGAATTCAAACAAATGATAGAGACATAATTCCAGTTAATACTTATGTACTTAATTTGATGGTATCAGGTACAGGTAAAGGCCATTCTACTAATATACTAGAAAGAGAATTCGTAGCTTTTTTTAGAAAAGACTTTCTTAATAATGTATTTCCTAAAGAAGCAGAGAAAAATTTACAATTTTTAGCTCAAGAGAAAGCTTCTTGGCGAGTTAATATTGGCCAAACTCAAAGAACTCTTCCAGAAGAATGTGACTACCAATTAGAAGAACTTCAAAAAACTTTCGATAAATTAGGAGAATTAGCTTTTAGCTTTGACAGTGGCACAGCTCCTGCAGTTAAACAAATGCGAGAGAAACTTCTATTAGCTGCAGCAGGTTCTATGAATTTAGAACTAGATGAAGTAGGTTCTAACCTATCTGCGAATACAGACGTACTTAATGCATTTCTAGAATTATACGATGTAGGCTTAATTAAGCAGAAACTTATTAAGAATACTCAAGATAGTATTCGATCAGAAGAACTACCTGGTAGTACTCCCACTAATTTAATGATGTTTGGTACACCAACTAAGTTATTAGATGGT